CTATTCCTGGGCCAATGGCCGATCAGATGGCTGAACCTATTCCTGGGCCAATGGCCGATCAGATGGCTGAACCTATTCCTGGGCCAATGGCTGACCCAATGGCAAATCAACAAACTGCTCTTCCTGCTTTTGATCCAATGAATTTGACAGTTTCTCAATTTATAGAACGTTGTGATAAGATAAACCCATTAGTTTGTATGGGACTTAGCGCGTTTATTGAAACAAACAGTGAAGCTTTAGCAAATGAGGTAAACGGTGGCGAAGAATTTGATTTAGATAAAGAAGCTAACTTAGACTTTCCACCAGAAGCAGCACCTGAAGCAAAGCCTACTGATTTTTCATTAGATCAGCCTGCAACAGACCTTGATTTTCCACAAGAAGCTGAACCTACTGCTATTTAAAACTACCAATGAAGAAGGCAAACGAATGGTATGGTGCCGACACCATGGGTACTGATGTAACTCATCTAATCCCATCGCCTGACGAAAAAAGGTTTAATCATCTAATGTATACTGCCGGTACGAGTACATCAGTACCATCCCATTGGAACAACTCTCCTTTTTTAGCAGGCGGTAGACTGACCAGTACGTTTGGGTCTAATCCTAAAAAAGAGAAGAAAAGAAAAATCATGACGTATGCGGAATTTTTAGAGTCAAAAATAAAAAGAAATAAATAACAAAAAACAAGAACTGATGGGATACATTAAAAACTTTACAAACTTTACTGCATCTAATGAAGGAGTAGTTAGTGAAGAGACTGATGTAATGTTTGACGAAACTCTAACTGATCTTTCTAAGAAAATCCAAGATTACAAGAACCAGATAAATCAGTGGGAAAAGGCAAAATTAGATAGAGAAAAAGTATTAGCTACTGAATTGAAAGCGAAGGCTGCTCAAGTAGTTACACCAGCAGCACCTGCTCAACCAGCTACTTCTTAAGATGAATAGAAAAATAAAGACATACAATGATTTCATTAATGAATCGACTAGAGAAGTCGTGTACCCTAGTAATTTTAAAGGTATGGTCCAAAGCACCTTATCTGGACTCTATACTCAGATCATTGCTATAGCTCAAGAATTAGCTAACGAAAAAGCAGCTAGGAACCCCGGTAGGTACTCAGGTACTCTAGAAGAGGTAGATATTACTAGGGCTATGAATATGATATTCCACAGCGATTGGAAGAAGAAGATTAAAGAGAGGGCCATTGGGGAGGTTTTACAAAAATCAATGGCTAGAGCAGGTAAACAGGATGAAGTTATAGGTAAGAAGAATCTTAGAGCACTAGGTAGATCAAATGGAGATACTGACTTTAAGGTAGACATCAATAAATCTAGCGTAAGGTTTAGTGATAAAAAAGACGGTGGTGGACCAGGTTCAAACCAATAAAACAAGATGACAGAACAAGAACTAATAGCTGATATAATTGATGAGATTACTTTTTCAGGAGCGTTACCTTATTCTTTACCTGAAAAAGAAATAACTAGAATTCTTGAAAATGACAGTCGTTATTTCTATGACAACTGGAGACACGCTGTTGAATCTCAATATCTATTACTTCCAAAAGAATTATTTAGTACCCCTCAATTTAAAAAGAAACGCCAGATAATACTACCTGACTGTGTACAGTTTGTTGTAGATTTTAAGGAGGCGAAAGGCGGCTCTATATTTGGATCAATCGACCGAGATTTTGCAGAACAGAAATTTATAGGTGCTGAGATATTCTTGACTCCTTTCATTGGAGAAAGTATTATGTACAGGACAGTAATGTTTTCTTTTCTAGACTTAAGTAAAGCCATGTTAATTGATACTATCGCATATGACTATAACAAAAACACTAAGCTATTGGGTGTATTAGGAAGATCACCAGCAACAGCGGCTGTAGTTAGAGTCTTTAAAAAACTAGATAGAGACAAGTTATATGAAGACGAGTTGTTTCAAAGATACGTTCGTGCACATGCAAAAGTAAGGTTATCTCATCTTCTCCAAACATTTAATTATGCTTTACCTGGTGGAGTAACTGTTAACTATCAAAACGTAGTGACTACTGCTGAAAAAGAAATGGAGACTGTGTTAACTATGATGAAAGGCGAGAACACAGCTGACTGGATGTTCTTACACAGACAATAAAAAAAGAAGAAGATGGCACAACTTAGGGACATATATTTTAGGGATCAAAACGATCCTAAATTCCAAGCCAATAAGATAGAGGTAACTGACGACCTTGAAGCAACTATTCAACAGATAATGATGACTATCTTTACTAGAAAAGGCGAGGTCTTAGGAGAATCTAACTTTGGTTTAAATTTAGATAATTACTTATTTGAATTTAACGTGGATCCAGTAAGTCTAAGTAGAGCAGCACAAGATCAAATCTATAGCTACGTGAGTGAAACTAGAAAAAGAAGAATTACTATTGAGCCTTCTCTATATCCGGACACAGTTTCAAATAGAGATATTTTAGTTTTGTTAATAGACATCCCTGAGATCAAGGAGAAGATTGCTGCCTTTTACGATTAACTGCTTACTTATTTTTATCTCTTACTGAGTAGATTCTTTCAATAATATCAACTACTTTCATACCCTCAAGTGCATTTGTTGTAGGAGAAGTCCTGCCTTTCAGAGTATCAATAACATTTGAAATAATATAATTATGATTTGCAGCAGAACCTTTATAAGGTCCATAATCATTTGCAGGATTTGATTCTTTTAAGACAGGCATTTCGTATCCGGAAATAGCACATACTTCAACTTCATTCATGTATTGACCTCCAATTTTTACACTGCCGTTTTTTCCAATGATTGTCATTGAAGACTCTAAATTTTGATTTGCAATAGAGGTAGAATAATTAATACTTCCCATCCCACCGCTCATAAAATCAAAGCTAACAAATCCAGAATCTTCAAAAGCAGTAGTTTGCTGATGATTAAAGTCTGCAAATTTTCCTTGAATATTTTTTATATCTCCAAATAACCAATACATGATATCGATGAAGTGTGAAAATTGGGTGAAGAGCGTTCCGCCATCTAAATCTGCTGTTCCTTTCCAACCACCAGACTTATAATAACGATCATCACGGTTCCAATAACAATTCAATTGAACCATATAAATTTCACCAAGTAAACCTTCAGTTATTACTGATTTAATCCACTCAGACGGAGGTGAATAACGATTTTGCATTACACAAAAAACTTGCTTTGATTCTTGAAGCGCTTTAAATAGGATTCGCTCACAGCTTTCTTTTGTTAAACCCATAGGTTTCTCGCAAACAACATTTTTCTTTTCTGCTAAAGCCTTTAGTGACTGTTCGGCATGTAAACCATTTGGAGTGCAGATATTGACGACATCAAATTCTAATTCACTTGCAAAAAGTTCTTCCATCGTGGTAAAAAAAGGCACATTGAAATCTTCAGCTGCACATTCTTTTTGGGATCTAATATCTACCATTGCGACTAGTTCGCCTTCTAAATCTCTTCGTATCATTTCTGCATGGCGCTTTCCTATATGACCAGCGCCAACTATTGCAAAACGTATTTTTGAATTATTTGACATGTTATAATTTTTTAATGCAGTTAAGAAAAAGAAGTATTTGAATCTATCCCAGAAAAATATTGAATAAAAAGTCGTAAGTTTCTTTGTTGATTACTTAACATCTCAATCTTGCTTCTTTTGATTTGTATCTGCTTAGAAAGATCAGAACGTAGTGCAATCAACTTGCAGTAGTCTGC